AGAAGCTAATGCTGACCCAGAAGTAGCAAAAATTAAACCTGATCTTGAAAAATCAGTGAATGCAGTAGCTGCAGAAAAAGGGGCAGATGTAGCATATGCTGAGAAATATGCAAATTATTTTAAGAAATCAGTTGCAAATAAGTATGGGGAAGGATTTGCTAAATCTGGGATACTTGTTGATTACTTTACTAAGGTTCAAACAAAAGATTAATACTATGTTAAAAGGTAAATTACTAAGTTCAAAGATCAATTTTATTATATCAACTGGAGAATCAATAGTTGATCTAATAAGCTCATCATTTAATTTTGGAAAATCGGGAATGACTAATGGTATCACTGCTGTAAATCAAGATGAAGTAATGCGACCAGACGTACTTTCTGAGAAATTATATGCTACTCAAGAATATTGGGATGTTATTTTAAAATTTAATGGAATATCTAACCCATTTTCACTAGATTTTGGAGAAATATTATTTGCTCCATCTACGAATTCATTAGAAAGATTAATAGTTCCACCGACCAGAGTAGTTGAGAAAGGGACTGAACCTGCTAAGAAGAATGAATCTGCATTAATTAAGCCTAAATCTAAAAAAGATGCACAAAGATTAGAATCAATTAGAACAAAAGTATCTGAAGTAGTTCCGCCAAATGTTAATTTATCTGGAGCACAAAATGTAAAAGTAGTGGATGGAAAAGTTATCTTAGGCGGAGACATGACTCAAACAAGTACAACGAATATTAATCAATCTATTAATAGGGCACGTATTGCAAGCCAATTAAAAAATAATACTAATTTATAATGTATGGCATTTAATCAGATAGTAAAAACGCATATTCAGCCATCTATTAAATTAATTAAATTAGATGATTTTGATAATTCAGCAAAGGCGACAACTCCATCAATTACAGTTAAGTCAGAATCTTCACCTGATTTTTCACAAACCGCTGGTGCATTAAAACCATTTATCAAAATAGGTGGGCAGGTAGTTGATTTTATCGAGTATTTTGTAATAGATGAGTCAGGATTTATTCCAACTATTAGTCTAACTTTTATTGATAATATTGGAGAATTTTCAGGAAGTTATTTTCCAAAAAGAGATTTATTAATTAGTGTTTTCATAAATAATAGTAATCCTAAATTAAAACCAGTAAGATCTGATTATTTAATAACTAGTATAAAGTCTATCCCTTTATCAAATAGAGGACCGAATATTACATTAAGTCAAGATACAACATATATTGTAAAAGGAGAATTATTTGTCCCTCGATTATATAATAATGTATCAAAGAGTTACCCTAATATGACTTCAGTAAATGCAATTAAAAAAGTATGCTCTGACTTAGGTTTAGGATATGCACAAAATGAATTTACGCCAGCTGATACAATGACTTGGATTAATACTAACACGAGTCCATCTAATTTTATTCGTGAAATTGTGAATCATACTTATCAGGATGACGATTCATTTTTTTCAGGATTTATTAGTAAAGAGATGATTATGACAGTCGTTAATGTAAATGAACAGATGAAAAATATTGAAGCAGATTTAACTTTTTCAAACAGTTCAGATACTTTATCTGGTTCTTTAACTCAAACTAATAAGAATAGTACACTATCGGATGCATTATCTGAATCTACTTTTTTAAATTATTTAACTACTTTTAAAAGCAGTGCAAATAAGGCTAATTATATCTATGAGGCAAATCTTATTTCGGATCAAGGCGGAATTCTTAAAACCGAGGGATATAAGAAAAAGATTTATTATTATGATCACTTTGAGAGTGAAAAGAGTAAATTTAAAGACTTCTATACAACTCCATTAAATACTCCAGGCTTATCTGAATCGTCGATGTTAATTCCAGACGATGAAGGATTGGATGAAATTGGAAATAAAAAGTGGATGAATATTAATTATGGAAATACTCATGAACATTGGAATGCAGCTAGAGTATTTAATGCGCATAATTTAAAAGAGTTAGACAAGATAAACTTACGTGTCCTATTAAAAGGAATAAATTTTCAAGTTATCCGAGGATCGATTATTCCAGTAATAATGACTCAATTCATGGCGGAAAAGATAAAAAAGGACATTAGTCCAGACGGTAGCAATAATGTTAATCCAACAAGTGAATTACTGGACCAAGAAGTAGCAGATACTCAACTTAGTGGATGGTATTATGTAAAGGAAGCTAAATATACATTTGATCCAACTGATCCACATCAATTTATAACAGAATTAATATTAGCGAGACGAGAATGGTCACCAAGTAAAATAAAATTTAACGCAAATGCATAATTTTTACGGAATACAAGCAAAAGCTGATTCTTTTAGAAAAGGATACTTATTGGATGCATATGATCAGCCGACATACTTAAGCTTTGCAATAGACTTTAGGTTTGAACAAACAAATTCAGCTATATCTGATGGATTATGGTCAAGTCCTCTATTTGAGAAAGGTGGTGCAAATAATACAAATAGTGCTCAAACTTATTTGGGATCAATCCATCATAAAGATAAAGAAGAGAATTTAGTAAAGTTTAAATCGATACTTGAATATCTTACGTTTAATGCACCATGGTATTTCCAGTCTATTTCTGGATTAGAGTCATTATGGAAAGGCGCTACTAATATGATAAGTGGAAATAAAAGTACAGGAGCAGTATTAACAATTGATACACTTGAAGCAATTGATTTAAGGATAACTGAAATTGCTAATTTATATAGAACTGCAATATATGATAAGCAAAGTATGCGAGAAAGAGTACCAGATAATTTAAGATGGTTTGCAATGGATATTTATATTGCTGAAGCTCGAAATATTAGATATGAACCACTTACTCAATTTAGTAATATGACAAGTGCAATGGGAATTAATACTGGTGGACTGAATAGAGCTGCAACTGAGGTAACATCGGGCCTAGGTTCAATTTCCGGTGGAGCAGATCTAGGAAGCCCAATGAAACAATTTGGATATATTAAATTTAAATGTAGACAGTGTGAATTTGATTTCTCAAGTAGCTTTGCAGGTGGACAGAAGATGTCAGTTATTCCTGGACAGTCTGCAAATACTAATAGTTTCAGTATCAAAGTTGGATATTTTGAAGAAGAGAGTGAATATCATGACAGTAGTAAATTAACTGATGATGGTGTTACATCATCTAGAAGAAATCCATGGAGTGCAATGAATACTGCTGCGAATCTTCAAAATGGAGTAGAGGGAGCATCATTTTTACCGGTCGTTGGAGATTCAATAAGTCAGGCTATTCAAAAAGGTCAACAGAAACTACAATTAATCGGAGGGCTAGTTAATCCTGCACTAGGTGCATCTTTTAATAACCCACCAGCTCGAAACCTAGGAAATATTTATAAGTAAAAGTAATTATGCACGAAAGAAATCATGACATATCAAATAGGGATGTTAATGACCTATTAGATAAACAATTCTTAGGAGTTGTTATGCTAATAGATGATCCCAGAAAGGAAGGTAGAGCTAGAGTAAAGGTACAAACTATCCATGATGATATTCCATCTAAGGATATCCCATGGGCATATCCTAAGAATAAAAGTGTATACTTTGGCCAAGATGGAAAGGCAGGATCAATATCAATTCCTAAAATTGGAAGTATTGTTGCGGTTCGATTTGATAACGGTAATCCATATTCGCCTGAATATTTTGCTATTCATGAATTAGCTGACGATATAAAGGATGAACTTGATACTGAATATGAAGGGTCACACTTTATTCTTTTTGATGGAGATCAAGAATTAAAAATATGGTTTAGTGTAAGTAAAGGACTCACATTATCACTAAAGGATACTTCAATTAATATTGCACCAGATGATAATGGGATTACTTTAGCACTAAAGGATGCAACTATTAATATTGCATCAGATAAATTAATAACTGTTACAACTAGTAATAAAGTAGTTGTAGATAGCCCAACGATTGAACTTGGCACAGGTTTGATTGAATCAATAATAAAAGGAGAAACTTTCCAAAAATTATTTAATAGTCACACACATGTTGGAAATTTAGGAGCACCAACATCACCACCAATGGTTCCACTAAACGGTAGTGAACTAAGCAGAGTAACAAAAACACAATAAAAATATGGCACTTGTACCTGATACATTAAATGTAGCATTAGCTAAAGCATTTAAAGAAGCAATGAAAGAATTTATAGATATTACTAAAAAGAGTAATGCAAAAGACGTTAGTGAGATTGCGATCGCAGCAGCATCAGTTAAATTTGCGCTAACTGCCTCTGCAGCGATAGACACATATATAAGAACAGCAACTATTATAATTCCACTAGGGCAAGGGGTACAGACAGTTCCATTAACTGGTACAGGATCAACAATTACTCCATCGTTACCTGCAATAATTGCCTAATTTGTAATATTATTATCGGATTTAAATTTTTCCCAATTAGTGTGAGGCATTAAATCTGGAAATCTCTCTCCATTATTACATGATTGAGTCACATATAGTTTTCCTGGAAGATTACAACCACAATATACACAATATCCCAATTTCATACACTCATCTTTACATATCTGAGAACGATATGCAACTTGTTCTTTTTCATGTTGTGCAAGAAGATGAAACTTATCACCGAACATTTTAATATTACCTTCAATGAATTGAAGGATCTTAGTAGGTGTTATTTTCATGATTTTAAAAGAAGTTTTTCATTTTTCGTTAATCGTCTAGCCTCATAGCCTCCTCTAGAGTTATTTATCAAGTCTAAACTATGAACCAAGTAGGATAATTCATTAGATTCACTAGAAAAGGTTAAATAAGATGTCTCGTTTAATTTGATAGAATATTCAATAAATTCTGCGCCTAATGTAGAAGCTGATATTAATAAATTAACATTATTTTCATTACATTGAGTAAAACCAGTTTCATATCTCTTTGAGAATTCTGATGAAATATGTTGAAGATAAGTTAAGTAATCTAGTTTAATATCTTCATATACTTCATGGATAAGAATATCAGGTTGAGCAATATTAATTGAATTATCGATTTGACTTTGCGTAGAAAGCCCAGTATAAAGGATAACATAATCTGCACATTCTTTTACATAATTAATTAACTTATAATCTTTAATTAAATTAGATGGAATTGCTGAAATATAACCAGATTTTCCATTAGGTAATTTATTATAATATGGCCTAGTAAAATCAATAACTTTAATTGAAGTTGCAATAGGAATCCATGAAATATTATTGGCTCTACATATTTCGTCAAATTCATCACATCTTTTACTATCTAAACCAATAATCTTCTCTATATCTAATTTAATATATGATATTCCAGTAGAAGACAATCTTCCTATTATTGTATTAAGTATCTCAATTGACTCTATGTTAGTCGGATACTCCCATATAATGTTTACACAGACTTTAATGTTTTTCATAATAGAACCTTTTATTTTTTTATTATACAATATAAGAAGATTAAGTTTATAAAAAAGCTATAGTTAATGGATCATTATTCAATATTAGGAGTCTCTCAATCTGCAACATCGGAGGAAATAAAGAAAGCATATAGAAAGTTAGCTTTAAAGTATCATCCAGATAAAACAGATGGAGACAAAGCATCAGAAGAGATATTTAAAAAAATATCTGATTCATATACTATTTTAGGTGATGTTGAAAAGAGAAGAAAATATGATGGTAGTAAATTTAGTAATCAAAGAACAACTAGAGGACCTGAAGCAAACGGCTTTAATTTTGAGGACTTCGTAAATAACTTTGGATCAGGTGACTTTAGAAAAAGAGGGTCAGATAATGCTAGAAAAACTCAAGGTAAGACTCATCCTAAGCCACCATCATCTGATCATTTAAATATTTATGTACATGAAAAAATTACACTATCTGATGCAATGGTAGGTAAAAAGATTGAACTTAAGTTTACTAGAGAAAAGATTAATTATACAGGTAAAGCCGGTAATTTATTAACTTATGATAAGGAAACTGAAGAAAAAGATATCGTTGTTACAATTAATCTAAGAAGTAAATATATTATAATTAAAGAGGATTTAGGTAAAAAAATAATATCTGCACGAGTTCCTAAATTAGGAAACGAAGAAGTAGCAAGTCAATTAAATATTTGGGGAGATATTGAACAAGCTCCATTAATTGGAGATTTACATGTAATTATTGAGTTAGATATTCCAGATAACATTAAGATTGATGGAAATTCAATTATTCAAAATGTTTCGATTCCATTAAGTAAAGTTATATTTAATGATGATAAAATAAAAATAGAGACTGTAAATAATAAAAAATATGAAGTTGATTTCAGTCGACCTGTATCTACTACAAATTTAAAATTTACAATTAATAACGAAGGATTAATTGATGACAAAGGAAACTTAGGAAAATACTTAGTACACTTTAGTGTTATTTTACCAAGCATTGATCTACTTAACTTAGAAGATACAGATAAATTAAAATCAATAATCTTAGATTGCGAAACTAAATCTTAAAAAATTTTAATTAGCCTTTAATAAATAATAAAAAATATTCTAGGCTTAGATGAATCAAAATTCAGGACAAGTTAATAATAACGATTGGGTACTAATCGTTGAAAATGTTGGAGAAAATCTTAAAGTACAAGAATCATCCTCAAATGGAACAGTACTTGAAGGAGTTTGTGCAGTATTTGGCGAAATGAATAATAATCGTCGAATTTACGAAAAATCAGAATATCTTCCTCATCTTACTTATTTACAAGACAAGATAGCTAAGAGGCAGCTAGTAGGAACAGTTGATCACCCTCAACATTTTGAACCAAAGTTAAGTGAAGCTTCTCATATTATTGAAGGATTAACTTATGATGGAGGAAATAAAGTATACATCAAAATAAGATTACTTGAAAATACGCCACATGGTAAATTAGCAAAAGCGTTACTTGAAGGAGGAGTTCAATTATCTACATCATCTAGATCAGCCGGTCAAGTAAGTGAAAGCGGATATGTTAAATTACAAAGAATTTTTACCTATGATTTAGTAGGTGAACCTGGATTTACTGAAGCAATTTTACGTAAAACGATTAATGAATCATTAAAGAGTGATTTTTCAATGATTAACGAAAGTTATAATGAGATGAAAGAAAACTCGTATGTTAATACTGCCGGATTAGTAGATATTTCAGAAAGTTTAAATTTCGCAGATAATTTTAAAGTTTATAAGATAAATAAATTAGAAAATAGTTCAGGAATACAAATCCAAGGAACTTTGCAAGAACAAAAAAATAATAACCCAATGGCCGAGTTTGTAACAAAAGAACAAATGGATACATATTCAGAAGTTCTTAAAAACCAATTTAATGGTATTAAGAAAGAACTTAAAAATCATAAATCTATTCTTGAATCTGCTCAAGGCGGAACTGATCAATCTGAATTGGTCAATTTTGTTAATTACTTAGCAGAATCATTAGAGGGAGTGATTAACTTTACAGATTATCTTTCTAACAAATTAAATGAATCAGTTCGTTATACTGAGCACGTAGCTGAAACTACTAATAGTGCAATTGATTACTCTTCTTATTTAGGAGAAAAATTAAATCAATCAGTTAATTACCAAGATTACTTATCTGAAAAAGTAAATCAGACTATTAACTATTCTGAGTACATTAAAGAAAATGTAAATAATTCAGTTAAATACCAAAACTATTTAGCTGGTGAATTAGATAAAAATATTCAATATACTGAATATGTTGCTGAAGGAGCTAATCGCGGAATAGAATTCGCAGAATACCTTTCTGAAAATATTAATCAAAATCGTGATTATTCACAATACATAGCAACTAAACTTGGTGAATCAATTGGATATTCTGAATATCTTGCTGAATCTCTAACTGATGGAACCACTTTAAATAAAAGAAACATTATGGGTGGAGTAAGTAAGTTAAACGAATCTTCTATTGATTCTTTAATTTCAAAAGTAGATCAAGTAATTACTGAAGTAAATGATAATTCATCTAAAGCAGTTCTTGAAAATAAATACCCATTCTTAAAAGTTATGGGAGAAGCAAATAAAAAATCTTTCTTTGCTTTAGAGTCAGATACTAAACAAGCAATTGTTGAAGCTTTAAATGGTGCAATATGGTTCAATGAGAATGATGTAGCAGGTATTATGGAAGCAGTAGTAAATCATAAAGAACAAAATATTCCTACTTATATCAGATTCATGCCAGCGGAATACAAACCAACTTGGAATGAAATGAATGAAGGTGAGAAAAGTAGAATTCATGCAAAAGCACAATTATACACAGTAAATACTCCATATCAAGTTAAAGCATTTTGGGATGATATTGATATGAGAGGTGTTAATGAAAGACTTGAAATTTATAAACATAATACAAAAATGGAAAAACAACTCAACGAAAGCCAAAGTACAGAAGGCCTAGTACCTGTAGAACAGGTTGTTGAGATGCAGAGAGGTTACTCTCAAGGTTACTTAGAAATGATGCTTAGAGGCGCTAATTCTAAATTGTAACAAATAAATATAAAAAAATCATTTTAACAAATGGCACGTACTAAAATTTTTAAACGTTCAAGCGATTCACGCTTAACAAACACGTGGAAGCCTATTTTGGAAGCAAATGGTGCAGATCTTACTAAGACTCCATGGTTAGCTGAATATGCTCACAATCACGCTATCTTTGATAACACTACACCACTTTTCGAAAACACAGCTCCAGGTGTATTTTTTCAAACACCAGGTTCTTTAGGTGGTTATATGGGTAACCCAGTTGCTCCGACTTCAGGTCAAACTCCTTTTTCAAATGGTGCTAAAAACGCTTATTCTGATTCAGGATCAGGAGATAAATTTCCATCATTGTTACCAGTTGCAATTCAAGTTGCTGCTAAAACAATCGGTTTTGATTTAGTTCCAGTTATCCCTATGGATTCTCCAGTAGGATTCTTACCTTACTTAGATTACTTATATGCAGGTGGTAGAACTTCAGGTTCAGCATTTGATCCATATATGGTAAAATTAGAAGGATTAAACGCATCTAAATTTGTAGGTACCCTTACACCTGGTGATGCAGTTACTGTTGCAGGTGGTGATTTCACAGCGGATTTCGTTGGTTACTCACGTGTAGATGGTACAGTAATCATTAAAATTATTAATGATGGTTCTGTAAATGGTGGAACTACTCCGGCAGATGAATATGCAGGACAGACAGTTACTATTGGTGCTATTGCATCAACTATAGTAGCAGCAGGAGTTTCTTTGGTTTCTGCATTAGAAAACCATATTTCTGGTTTCACTTCAGTATCTGATGCTGATTATGATACTACTGCATTCTCTGGATCTTACCTTCCTTCTACAGGACAAGTACCTGGATCAATGAAAAGAGAAGCTGGTGAAAACTCTAAATTCCGTCAAATGGGATTAAGAATGTTCACTAAATTTGTTGAAGCTGAAACTGATCAAGTTTCTATCTCTGCAACTGTAGAGCAAATTCAAGATTTGAACAGAGTTTGGAATTATGATGTTATCTCTATGTTGGAAAACGTAGCAGTTAATGACTTAGCTCAATCAATTAACAAAAGATTAGTTGATAAAGTATTCCAAATGGCTGATTACCACAATACTGAAATCGCTTTAGTTGAAGGTACAGATATTACTTCACTTAACTTAGTTGCTGGTGGATTTGATAATACTTCTACTTTACAAAGAAGATTAGTTACTAAAGTTCTTGAACTTGCTAACTTAATCTATCATAGAGGTCGTTTCGGAGCTGGTACTTTCTTAGTAACAAACGGACGTGTTGCTTCTGCATTAGCTGATGTTGCTGGTTACTCAATTGCTCAAGTTCCTACGGATATGGGTGGAGTTGCAGGTAACTTATACCCAGCTGGTAAAGTTTACGGTGTACAAGTTTATGTTGATCCTAACTTATCTTGGGGAGATTCAAGACTTGCTATTGGACGTAAAGGTGCTGACGAAGAGCCAGGTGTTAAATTCATGCCGTACATTATGGCTGAGTCTTTACAGACTATCTCTGAAGGTACATTCTCTCCAAAAATCGGTATGAAATCTAGGTACGCGATTACTGAAGCAGGATGGCACCCAGAAACTCAATACTTAAATATGGAAATCGATCCATTAGCTATTGGAGTTCTTACAGGTTCTACATCTATCATCTAATTATAAATTTAGATATATTAAAAGAGGATTCGAAAGAGTCCTCTTTTTTTGTTTATTGAGATAAATAATAAAAAACTTATGTATATGACAAGTTTAATGTCAACCTTTTTAGGTATACAAGCCCAGTTTAAAGTATTTCACTGGCAAACACAATCTTATTCTAAACACAAAGCATATGATGGGATTTACGAATCACTAGGTGGATTAGTTGATACTTTTATGGAAACTTATATGGGTAAATATGGAAGAGTTGCGCTAGAAGGAGAATCAGATGCTATCTTATTAGGTAATATCGGAGAAGTTAATATAGAGGAATTCTTAGAAACTATTTGCGAATTCTTATTTTCCTTTAATCACAAACTAGATAGTAACCGAGATAGTGATCTTTTAAATATCAGGGATGAAATGCTAGGATCAATTAATCAACTTAAATATTTATTAACTTTAAAATAATTTAAAAATATGTCATTTATTAATTGGGGACAAGAAGGTCCAGAACAAAAAGAAATTAGAAAAAGATTCGAAGAAAGAGACTTATTTGAGCAAGCAATGATTGCTTATGCTAGATCTTCAAGTGCAATTGCAACGACCGGCGGCGGAAGTCTGGATCCATTAAATGGTTTATATGGAGTAGGAATAGACGGTCTCATATATAGCTTAAATAGAGGTGAAGCAAACTGGTCCTTTAATTATGCACCGTTTCCTGATATTACACAGACCACCCTAAACACAGACGATGGATTAGTATATGCGACTGTTGATTTTGAAGGTGAGGTTTCCTTTGTAAGGATTGATCGTACTACAAGAGAACTTGAATTTATCGAGAACGATATTTCAGACTATGTTGCAAAAGGCGCCTCTTCTCTCTATTATGAAGGGGAAGGAAACTTTATCTACTTGGATAACTTCTTTAAAAAAGCGATTAGTAGTATTATTCGAATTGAGCTGGATCCTCTTTTACCAGAAGCAACGGCAACCGTAGTTTCAGAAGTGGACCCAGAGGAGACTGGATACTTACTTAGGAACCTATTCCTGTATGAAGGAGCTACCTGGGCAATTGCAATAGATAATGTGCTACCACAATTTATTACTGGCCCATTCAATATTGAGACTGGCGAGTTTACCTATAGTAATGTACTGTTGCCTTCACCAAGCGAACCAAATATTCAGTCAATCGATATAGTATTTGGAGCAGTTGAGCACAAAGGTGTAGTATATGTAGACGCAGTATGGTTAGATTCTGAAGATAATTCGAGCATTGGGCTATTTAAAATGGACACTGACGGTGGCGGAGCTGTCGCCCCATATTATTTGACTTTCGTTAAAGATTTACTTATTGAGTCAGCCGAGAATGTTG